TCGAGCTTCGAGACTTCATACACTGTATCTGATACTTGCCACGCTCTTTCATGGCGCGACTTGTGAAGATACCAAACACGTTATCTGCTGTGTTAATTTTAGATATACCACCTGAAATATGACTATGGTCAAATTCAATCTCTTCCACTGCTGATCGGTTTAACTGCGAAGCAGTGACCATCAGGATGCCCAGCTCTTTGGCCAAGTTGCGTAATTCTTCACTCACATATTTGTCTTTCACAAACAAATCATTGGGCGAAACTTTTGCACTCACCGGCATCAACAAATCCAAGTAGTCAATCATCACAAAGTCCACACGCTTGCCTGTTTGTATTTGATACTCTTTCAAGTATGCACGTATGTCGTTGATGTTGCTTTGTGCTGGCAAACCTTTGACTTGATAGTTGCCTGCTTTCTTGGCCACCAGTTTGACCTTGAGTTCTGTGGTGTCAATGTCTCGGCGAATATCCTTGGTGCTCATGTTTGTGAGCATGGCATCTGTTCGCAAACTTGTGAGTTCTTCTGAAAGTTCCAGTGTGATGTACACACCACTCAAGCCCTGTTGCAACCAGTTCAGTGCAATGTTCATCATGACCAAACTCTTGCCGGATCCAGATCCACCGGCAAAGATGTTGAGTTCACCACGACTGAAACCACCGTACAACAATCTATCCAGTTGTGGCCAACCTGTTGATACCTGTCCACCTGAGTTGAAATACTTGTTGATACGAGCTGCCGGATCTGCAAAGTAGTCTGTGCCCATGTCCCGGGTCAATGATATTTGTACAGCATCTTTTATCAGCTTCTCTACAGGTTCAAAGTCTCCTTTTTCCAACATGTCTGCTGCCTTGAGAATCGCACGTTCTAGTTCTTGGCGCTTGGTGAACTGTTCAAACTCGCCCATGAACCAATCAAAGTGGCCTTCGTTCAAGTCAGGTACTGCTTGCAGTCGGATGCCTGTGGTGGCAGCAATCTGTGTGCGTTCAGGCAAGGTTTTGTGTTTGTCCGAATGTTCTTTGATGAACTCAGCCGCGGCTCGCAGACTTTTGTCAAAGTTCTGCGGGTTATAGATGTTCTGCACACGCACATAGCTCTGTGCGTCTTCCAACATCATTTCTAAAAATAAACGTTGAACGTCAAGTCCGTATTCTTTTAGCAAAGTTTATCCTTTATACTTGTTTCAAAAAAGTGTACATTGCCCGCTGGACCGTGATGCCCCCACCAGCCGTGTTTTTTAAAATCTGCAGGCTCGTGCTTGTTAACATTCACGGAGTAGTATGTATCTTCAAACAATATACATCTTTTATGATTTTGACAATACGGCAACACAAACTCACTTGGCCCCCATTTGTTTTCAGAGTCAAATGGTTTGCTTAAATTAACTATCAAATATTTGGCTGCCACTGAATCCAACCAAGCAGTTATCAAAAACAGTGTCGACAGTGCCTGCGTCTCGGACCAAGAACGATCTTCGTACACAACCATTTTTTCAGCTTGGTGCCCTTTTATTATTTGTAGCCCAGTATGACAATTGATTTGCTGTTGATGTTTTTCCCAGGTACTGACATCGAAACAAGTAGCATTATACTTGGTATCTTTGAAATTGTCAAAAACTGTCAGTCTTTCCAATGGCGGAATACCTATTATAAAAAAATCTCTATCAAAATCATATTCTGTTTGCATGCCTATCAACATGTGCCATACACTGGCAAGACTGTTCCCGGGCCATGAACAATTTACAATCTCATCAGCATTTATATGTTTAGCAGCCAATCCCCAAAAACTTTCTTGCGGTGTTACACAATAGTCCGGGGTAGTATAACTGTCACCGAATACCCACAGTTTGTTGTAATCTTTTAACATGTTATTTTTCTATATATATAGTTGTTAGCATGGTGTCTCTCAAAGATAGCTTTTTATTCCTGGCAAGTATTTTATTATAGAGGCGTTTGCTAACTCTTGCAAATCATTTGGCCATTTTTGAATTTCTTTTTGATTGTATTTTCTAAATGTACCAGAAGTCAACAAATTTCTGTTGTTGGCCAGTCTACCTAATTTTTGTTTTCTAAGAGTGGAAACTTTTTCAAAGTCAGTTAAAATATCTTTGTTTAAATAAAATGCATAGAAGCATCGTTCCAATAACGTTGGTAAATTTTGATAACTATGATCAATTACATCATCAAATATGTCAAACCCTTTGTTTTTCCAACAAGTTGCTGAATTTACCCCGCCTACCCAAATTGGAAAAGTCATTCCCAAAACTGAGTACAATGTTTTTTCGGTAAATGTAGTTGCATGTTGTGTCCAAACGCTTTCGGTTATGATTGATATTGCTGAATTTGACACAATGTGATTTAGATATTTGTTCCATGTTTCTACATTGCTTCCATATTTTGCTATGCCAAAAGAATCAACAACTGGGTTGTCTGAGTCAGAGTACCATTTTTCTTTAAATTTTGATATCGGGGATAGTATTTCTTCCCAATATTGATCAATTAAACTGTCATTGAGTGAATTTTTTTCTTGAATAATATGCATTAAATCAAATTCTTTTCCCACGCCGCTCCAAGTATAGTTTACATCAATATCAAAAATTCCGCTGAGTTTCATTGCTAAAAAACGATTTATTTGTTTTTTGTTAATTAAAAAATTAGCAACATGGTCCATTGTAATTCCATCAACTGATGTTACAACTATTGATTTAAATTTTGTTAATTGATATTCTATCCATGCATCAATACAATACACCGGTACATCGAGAGAAGTGTTGTAATACGAAAAACTATCCATTACAATATATTTTGGTTCTCCAAATTTGTCTATAATGGTTTTTATAGTAGCATCATCGATCACGTCCCATACATGTAATATATTTCCAGCCAACGTTCCTGTAAACGCTCGTTGAGTAGCTGAATCAAATAATAAATGTCTTTTCAATGGATAGGAAACTATTGTAATCAACTCAACCTCTTAAATTTTTTGCAAATTTACAAAAATATTCAGAATAAAACACTGTCATCGAACACCCACAGTTTGTTGTAATCTTTTAACAAGTGCTTTTTTCCTTAGTTCTATCTTGATTCTACTTGTCTCTCGCGATTGCATTATAGTTAGCAAGGCACCTAATCGGCCCAACTTTATCACTGCATCGTTGACATCTTTGCAGCCCTCAGGCCAATCAGGTATACTCACAGCCCAGCCCAGTTCTAGCGCACGGTCAATTAATTCAACGCCTGCCTTGTCTTGATCTGGCACCACTGTTATCTGTTTGTCTAAACTGCGTATCAGTCTAACCTGTGCATCACTGACAGTGTTGTGCATCACTGCCACACCACCTATGCTGAGTGCATCAAAGATGCCTTCGGTCACAATCACATGCTGCCAATCTGAGTGCTGTAAGTCTACACCAAACACATAACCGGGTTGACTGTCGCTGATGAACTTGGGTTGCCGGTCATCTAAAAATCTACAGGTATATCCCACAATTTTGTTGTCGTGAGTAAAGGGAATAACCACATGCAATCTTGTCCAATGAATACCATCATTTTGTATCTGCACCATGACAGGAAAGTCTTCTGGTACATGTCTACCACGCACATAATCCCAATAAAACTTGTGTTCAGGCGTTAGCAGTTCAGCAAACGGTGGCAAATCTCGTTCTTCAAATGACACACCACTCAGTGTGTTCCACATTTGTTGTCGATCTTCTAGGATTCCATGAACGCTTCGATGCCGCAGACTTTCAAGATTCAGCATCTCTATTTCTACTTCGGGAACATTCATCCAGCCCAATAACTTTCGAGCTTTGTAACTTACAGTACGACCCAAAATAAAACTGGCAGTGTATGAGCAATTGAAACAGTGATAACTCCACCCCTGATCAGTGGCTTTGAGCCCGCCACGTCCTCGCCGGTCTTGTGTTGATCCATTGTGCTGACAACACACTGCATTGAAACTCAACCAACCACTAGGGGTCTGTTTCTTTTTTGCAGGCAGGTAAGCAAGGATGTCAAGCATCTGTACATTATAACAGAATTTGTGCGTCAGAGCAACATTTAACGATAAAATATGTTGGTTACGTAACCGGTTGTGATCAGCACAGTCACCGCTTGTTCTTCTGTGCCGCCAAAGTTCAAGGGCAGGTAACCTGATCCACCGTTGGTCACATTAATTTGCCCAATACCACTTGGGCCTACAAATGGAGCAGCAATGGCTGTGGCACCAGCACCATTGCCCAAGATTTGAACATATGGTGCTGCCATGTATCCCATGCCTGCATTGTTTACTGCAATACCCGTGACTACACCATCGACTACTGTGGCAGTGGCAGTGGCACCATAGCCTTGGCTGTTGTTGATGGCTAGTCGCAGCAGTGGGTGAAAACCTACCACATTAATGTAAAAGGTTCCAGACTCGTCAAAGTACTCACGGCTTTCTGTGACATCTACCCAGACAGCTTCGTAATCCTGTGCTGCCTGTACTTTGAGGGTTCCGGTGTAATGATCCAGATCATACTTGATTGTGGTCAAGCTGGCACCTGTGGTGTCAATATGGCTTGAGTAGTATTCTGTGAGATAATTGCGTGACAGTGGCTGTGGGTTCAATGCCCAGTCTGGGTAGGAACTTGGCCCGGGTTGTGGCCATGAATTCTTGCCGTTTATTGTGGGTATTGATACTGGTTGACTGGCAATAAACTGCGGTAGCACTGAATCTACAATATCGCAGTCGGCTCTAGCACCAGCATTGTCATCTGTGAATGCGGCTTGCACATAGTTGCCTTGTGTGCGTTCGATGCTGTAACTGCCGGGCTGTGCTAGTATGTTAATGGTGTCCGCTGTGTCCAGCACAACTTTGACCCGTCCCAACGTGGCACTGAGCACAGTCATGTCTTTTTCGATCAGTAATTCATCACCAGACTGATTCAGCAATCTAAAGCGGAATGTGCTGCCTGTGATGTTCACAGGTTTTTGGTCCTGGTTGATAAATTCAAACAACAAAACGTTGTCTACACCTTTGTTAACAGTTAAAGTTTTTGCGTACACTGGGTCGTACCTCGCAGTAAAGTATCCACCACTGGTGTCAATCAAAAGTACCCGAATGATTTGTTGATATAAGTAAGCAGTGGTTGAATACATAGGATCCTCAATACGTATTTATGGGTAATAACATCTTTGAAAAACTGGCGGAAAAATATCCTTTTATAACTCTTTGCGTTTACGCCAGCAACGAGTACATCGGAGTAGTGCAAAACAGAGACGATGCTGTTACAACCATCTACGACTTTGGTGCTGTGCTCTCACAACAAGACAAATTAGAGTTTTTGGAACTGGCCAATACTTGGTGGTGGGAAAGCAATCGTAGCATACCCATCAACATATTCCTGCGTGGAGATTGGGATCAATTCCGTTTTACTCTGCGCACATTCTCCAACAAAGACCTTGAAATCTTGCATGGCCCTGTGTGCAGTTTGATAGACATTGCTCGCAAAAAGAGCAAGCGAAAAAG